TATCGAGGGCGAAGCATGTTGAATATTTGGACTGAAAAATCTGGCTACACATTTGGTACTATACAAGAAGGCACAATTGTCAATCTTGCACTGCCAATATCTTACTACGACCCAAGTGTTACTTTTACAGTAATAAGCGGATCGTTACCTCCAGGGCTTAGAATAGTCAGTTCGTCTATTCAAGGATCAGCATATGAAGTTGCCAGAGCAACCACGTTTACGTTTTGCATACGTGCAACAGATAACGGAGAACGATCTGATAGAACTTTCACTATAAATGTAGAAGGTGCAGACAATCCTGAATTATTAAACGATGAAGGATCATTGCCCGTTGGTTCAAACAGCGCCTTTTTTATTTTAGATTCGTCAGTTGTTGATTTTCAAATTGATGCAATAGATTACGACACCGCAGCTGGTCAAACATTACAATTTTTTATATCCAGCGGAGATGGCGCATTACCTCCAGGATTAACAATGTCCTCAAGTGGAAGGATAACCGGCTTAATTAAACCATTACTAACAATTAATAGTATAACAGACGGAAGCGGCAGTTATAACACTGACTTATACGACAGTATTGGTTACGATTTTGGAAATCGTCCAGACAATGGTTATGATAGTTTTGTTTATGATACAGTAACTTTTGATTTCAATTTGCCAATCACTACACCAAAAAAACTTAATAGAAATTATGAATTTAGGGTAAGTGTAAGTGACGGAGATACTGTTACAAAAAAAACATTTAGAATTTATGTAGTTGGTGACGACTTTTTACGTGCAGACAACACCTTAATGAATGTGGGTACTGGTGTGTTTACGTCAGATGGAACTTTTATAAGAACCCCTATCTGGATAACTCCAGAAGATTTAGGAACGCACCGAGCCAACAATTACTTGACTATATTATTAGACACGTACGAAGTGCCAGTTATTGGACAAGTAATTTATAGTTTAGACGCAACAAATCCTGATTCAACTATAAGCGAACTCCCTCCAGGTTTACAGTTTGATGTCACAACATCTGAATTATTCGGTGTTGTTCCTTATCAGCCAGCAATTACTAGGACTTATAAATTTACAATCACTGCCACCAGGTATGGTCTTGATAATGAAACTGCTGCATCTAAAAGAACATTTATTATAAGAACATTGGGCGAGGTTGAAAGTGAAATGTCTTGGTTGACCCCGAGTTCATTAGGTAGCATTGATGCAAATTATATTAGCACACTGGTAGTTTCTGCAACATCAACTATTCCAGATGCTACTATTTTATATAGAGTGACCTCAGGAATTTTTCCACCAGGCCTAACATTAGAACTCAATGGTGAAATTACTGGTAAAGTAAATCAATACAGTGATGTGTCAACTCTTGGAATGACAACATTTTCAGATGGTGTATATACCAATCAAACATTTGACGGCGGTGTAACTAGTGTTGATAGAAAATTTGTGTTTACTATCACTGCACAAGATCAATACGGATACAGTGCTATAAGTAGAGAATTTACTTTAGGCATCAATACTCCCAATGATAGATTGTATAGTAGCATTGTTGCTAGAACATTTATGAGTCAAGATAAACGTGCAATCTTTAATAGTTTTATTAATGACAGTAACATTTTTACATCTAGTAGCATTTATAGACCCAATGATATAAATTTTGGAATTCAACGAGATCTTAGAATGACCATTTACGGCGGCATAGAAACTAAAGCAGCCGGAGAATATGTGTCAGCCATGGGATTAAATCACAAACGTAAACGATTTACATTTGGTGATATAAAAACAGCCAAGGCCAAAGTTTCAGGAACAAATACAGTAGTTTATGAAGTAATCTATGTTGAGATGTTTGACCCTTTAGAGAAAGGAACAGAATATCTAAATTCAACTGTTACACGTTCACCTGACCCCAAAAAGGTAACTGTGGACAGCAGCAATGCCAGCTGGGCTCTTAACACCAATACTGCCTTAATGAATCGTGCAGAACCATACTTGCCCCGACCAGATAATAGAATTACAATAGACCAAACAAACATACATATTAGCGATCCTAGTTTTAACATACGTTTTCCTAGCTCTATATCTATTTGGAGAGAAAGACTTAGGGCAGTTGGGTTAACTGAAAGAAATTACTTGCCGTTATGGATGCGCAGTATACAGGACATAACCAAACAAGAATTAGGGTTTATATTGGCAGTTCCAATCTGCTTCTGTAATCCAGGAACTTCAGCAGATATTCTGCTGAATATCAAGTATAGTGGATTTGACTTTAAAAATCTTGACTATACTGTAGACAGATATATAATAGATTCCGTTACTGGTGAGAGTAGCGATAAATATCTAGTATTTAAAGATGACAAGGTAACCATATCATGACCAGTGCAATAAACATAGATAACATTAGCGGTACGTTTCCAGTAGCCGGGCAAGACAATAATAGCCAAGGTTTTAGGGACAATTTTACAAATATTAAAGCAGGTTTGAATGTTGCAAAGAGTGAAATCACAACTTTGCAAAATACAACTGCAAAACTTGATGATGACAACGATTTTAACGGCCAAATTTTAGAAAACGCTGAAATTAATAAATTTTACGGTTCTGTTAGAAATAACGGCCCAATCAGTATCAATACCAGTGTAGACGTTAGAAACGGCCCTTTACAAATTTACACAATTGGTGCAGATCTTACATTACAATTTATTCAATGGCCCATAAGTGATAGATATGCAAAAATTAAATTGCATTTAAAGAGTGATGGTACTGAGCGTGTTGTTAAATTTGTTACTGAATCAGGAACTGGTAATATTTTATATGCCACTGGATTTCCTGTAGACGGATCTGATAAGGCTTTGACACTAGCAAATACTGAAGCTCATCAAGTTGTCGAAGCTTGGACATTTGATGGAGGTATTTTTGTGTATATGCAATATTTAGGCGAATTCGAAGCATAATGCCAGTAATCAATCCTCTAGTTGACGACCTTAGTGGTCTTAAGGATGCCGAAGTCGAAGCTAAAATTGCTGACTTGAGTAAGAAGTATTGGTTGACTAGAAATCCTGACATACAATATCAAATTAGCTGTTTCATCCAAATCTACAAGGATGAAATGGCTATGCGCCGTGCTAAAGCATGGGAACAACAAAACCAAAAAAGAAATAAAGATCTTGACAATTTAATACAAGTCAACTAAAATAGCTGTATGACTTCAGATAAATTTGGCAATGTACTCTACGATTCTACCGATATAGTGAATATGCTATATAAGGGTGATGGCGAACACTTATCCAAAGTGTTATGCGAAAACAGCATTGACTTATCCAAACTAGCAGAAATTGCTAACATCCAACTCAATCACGTTGATCCAACACTATATGACATTGATGTAGAAACTTTTGACAGTATTTGTCAAAATGATTGGATGATGCCCGAAGAATACAAAACATTTGATATTGCTAAATGGGTGTTGGACAAGTGTGAAAATCAAGATCAGCTACAACGTGTTGGTGCAGAACTGCTTGAATTTCAACGAAGAAATATGTTACCATTGCTACAATGGCTTAAATATTTCGTAGATTATTGCAGAACTAACAATATAGTTTGGGGTGTAGGTCGTGGATCTAGTGTATCCAGTTATGTGCTATTTCTAATAGGCGTACATAAGATAGATTCCATGAAATATAATTTAGACTGGCAAGACTTCTTAAGATAAATACTACTATAATCCAGGAGATTAATATGGCAATGAAAGAACAACAACGCAAAATTTACCGTAGTGCTAACGGTAAAGAAATTGATATTGAGAAACTAAGAAGCAAGAATGAACTAACTCCAGCAGTTGGTAATGCTCGCGTCAATGCTCGCGGTGATGAATTAGGCCCAGGTGGCAAAATTATCCGCAAGCGTGAAGAAGTAATGGCAGAATATTACAAAGGTAATCCAGCGAAAGGCGAAGAATGAACGTTGTAAAAGGTAAAATTAGACCAATCCGAGATCATATACTTGCAGTTGATATGGATTTTGGAGAAGTTAAAACAACTAGCGGAATTGTATTACGCAGTGATGACGGCAAAGACCACGGGATTAAACCACGTTGGTGTCGAGTCTGGGCTATTGGCAACGAACAAAAAGACGTCAAGGTGGGTGAGTGGATATGTGTTGAACATGGTCGATGGACTCGCGGACATACTGTAGAGGATCAAGACGGAAAAGAAATAGTTATTCGTCGAATTGATGCAAACGGTATTATGGTATCAGCTGATGAACCACCATCGGATGTATATATTCCCAAGTAAGTAAACGGTTAACCTAACCCAACAGGACTATTGACTAGTCCTGTTCTTACCTGTATAATATACAAAAGGAGTGATTATGAAACAATTATGGGTAGAAAAGTATCGTCCAGCTAGAGTTGACGGTTATGTGTTTAGAGATGAACATCAAAAAGCACAAGTACAACGCTGGATTAAAGAAGGAACAATCCCTCATTTGTTGTTTAGCGGTAACGCTGGTATTGGTAAGACGACGCTGGCAAAGATTTTGCTTAACGAGTTAGGTGTAAACGATTTAGACGTTTTAGAAATTAACGCTAGTCGTGAAAACGATGTAGACACTGTGCGTACTAAGATTATCAACTTTGTACAAATGATTCCGTTTGGTGCATTCAAAGTTGTAATGTTAGATGAGGCAGATTACTTGAGTCCAAACGCACAAGCAGCCTTACGTGGTGTTATGGAAACGTATGCAACAACTAGTCGATTTATTTTAACGTGTAACTATCCTAATCGTATTATTCCAGCATTGCACAGTCGTTGTCAAGGTTTCCACGTTGAGAAAGTTGATCAACTTGAAGTGTTTAAGCGGGTTGAAACTATTCTTAAAGCAGAAAGTATTGTGTATGATGACGAAACATTGGCAAATTATGTAGCCGCAACATATCCAGATTTGCGTAAGTGCATCAATTCAGTACAAATGAACAGTATGGATGGTAAATTGCATCGCCCAGAAAAGAGTGATGCCGGTGAAGCAGACTACAAATTTGAGATGGTTGAATTATTTAAGGCTGGCAAAATTGCAGATGCACGTAAACTAGTGTGTAGCCAAGCACGTCCAGAAGAGATGGAAGACATTTATCGCTGGTTATACGACAACATTACAATATTTGGTGATGACGCAAAGCAAGAAAAAGCAATTCTTATTATTAAACAAGGCTTAGTTGATCACACGTTAGTAAGTGATGTTGAAATTAACTTGGCCGCAACATTAATTAGGTTGGCTCATCTATGACATATTTGGTCACTGAAAACTGTATCAAATGTAAACATACTGATTGTGTAGAAGTATGTCCAGTTGATTGTTTTTACGAAGGTCCTAATTTTTTAGTAATTAATCCAGACGAATGTATTGACTGCGGTGTATGTGTCCCTGAATGTCCAATTGATGCCATTGTCCCAGATAATGACGTCAATGTAAATGTTGTATTGTGGACTGATATTAATAAACGTCTAAGTGCTAAGTGGCCAGTTATTACCAAGCGCAAGGCTGCACTGCCAGATGCTGAAGAGTGGAACGGCAAACCAAACAAACTTGATTTACTTGAAGAATGACAGAAAAGAAATCAAACTTAGCCAAAGGCAGGCATAGTTATGATGCTAAAATTGGCGACAGCGTAGTTCCATTCTTTAATAGGAATGTAAGCGAGTATCCAACTGAAGCTGGTGGGCCAAAGTTTGATTTAATTCCTGTTACTAAACAAAAAGACATAATGATTAATCATGCTAGGATGTATGCCCAGCAAGAATATGATCGTATCATGGAATTAGTAGCAGTATTACAAAAACAAGCAGAAGGTATTAAACGTCGATTAGATGTGACTGATGCTGTACACGCTGCCGTTTATCAATTTCAACCTGTGATGGGCAATTATTATTGGCTAGTTTGGGACCAGCGTAAGGAACACATTTTGTTAACACAGCACGGTCCAACTGACTGGTCTAGTGGGCCTCCAGAAGATTATGTTTATCAAACACAAGTAAAATACATGGGTGACCATACTTGGTTAGAAATAGAATGAAACAAAAATATATAGATTTATACAATGATTTTGCTGAACGTACTGCAAAATTAAGCCATGCACGTAGGTTACAAGTTGGTGCAGTTATTGTCAAAGACGATACAGTTATTAGTTATGGATATAACGGAATGCCCAGTGGTTGGGATAACAACTGCGAAGATAAAGAATTTATGAGTGGTGTTGAGCATGGACTTAGTCCTGAAGAAATTGAATCGCAATGGCCTTTTGAAGAATGGGTCTCTGCACACGGTCGAAAAATGAGATTCAAATTAAAAACAAAACCGGAGGTACTTCATGCCGAATCAAATGCGATTGCAAAACTGGCTAAGTCTAACAACAGTGGTATGGGTGCTACTATGTTTATTACCCATGCTCCATGTTTGGACTGTGCCAAACTTATATTCCAAAGTGGTATTGGCAGTGTTCTATATAGGGACGCTTATCGGGATACTGGTGGTGTTGCGTTTCTCGAAAAGTCCGGCGTAGAAGTAGTGCAAATAAAAAAGGGGCCTTAAGCCCCTTTTTAACTTATTAGTTGTCCCCGTACAGCGATAACACCTCCTTTACTGCATCGTGGCGTTCAATATCTTTATGGTCAAACTGCACTATATCGATATGTTTCATTTGTTTATTTTTGAGTAGGTTGCAAAAATTAATCAAGCCATTGTCGTTCACACGATCAGCTTGTGCTAAGTCACCAGTTACTACCATTTTAGAATTTTCTCCTAAACGTGTTAGTAACATTTTCATTTGATTGACTGTGGCATTTTGCATTTCATCAGCAATAATGTATGCGTTCTTAAAGGTTCTTCCGCGCATATACGCGAGTGGGCTGATTTCAATAACTCCTTCCTCCAACATCTTAGCGATGTCTTGTGCTTTGTAATACTCTCCTAAGACGTCAAATATAGGACGAGTCCATGGTGCCATTTTTTCATTCAATGTACCTGGCAAAAATCCTAAATCCTCATCTACAGAAACGGCGGGTCTGGTAACTATGATTTTATCAACTAACCCTTCCTGATATAACTTAACACCATGCATTACCGCTAGCATGGTTTTACCCGTACCGGCTGGACCGATAGCAAATACAATGCTAGTCGATTCTTCTTGTAATTTTTGTAAGTAAGTTTTTTGGTTAGAATTACGTGCTGTCATTACTACACGTTGCTTCTTTTGGGGAAGGTATGACTCGAAATCAATTACTTTAACATCAGATGTAAAACGTTTTTTCACGCGGTTTTTACTCATCTAGTTATTCTCCTACTCTTTAATGTAAAAGTAGAACTTGTAGCGACCGCCTCGATAACTACAGAGGTCCTACACAATTACTTATACGTTTGGTGAAATAATAAACACATACTACATAGAACTTTCCTAGCTAAATACTTGAGTACAATATAGGACTCAAATCCATGCGCGATATTTTAGAAGTAATTAAAAACGTAGAAAGCATCTATAACAACAATTCCAGCTTGGCTATTCTAAAGGACTTTGAAAGAGTTCTAGACGAAATGGATATGTACGTATATAAAAACTGGCAAGACGGAGAATTAGCTAGCGGACCAAAAGTAGATAGACATTGGGTTACCGCAGAATTCATGTGGGACTATAACAAAATGCCAGACCCAATCGCTGCTAAAAGATTAACAGAATTAGGATGCAAGGTTACGTTTCAAAAAACACAAAAGGTAGAGCCGCGCAAGATTAGAACACCTGATGATTTACGTCCTGGAACAAAGAAGGGCAAGTTAGATTCCAAACCTATCTGGGTTGTAGAAATTGCAATGCCTAAAAAATTAGTGTTTGATATTTTTAACGGGTATATGGATCGTATTAGAGAAGAGCGTTCTAGCAAGAACCCAACAGCTGGCAATGAAGGACCAGCAGCACCGGCAGCAGCACCAGCTGCGCCGCCAACCGCAGCAGCACCAGCGGCAGGAGCACCAGCATAATGCAAATTAATGAAGATTTAGTCGCAGGTGATTTAGTAAATTTAATCAGTCACGTTTTTGAAATTGACAGCTATAAAAGTAAAATTGGCGAAGACGGAGATTTGGTTGTACTAAGTTTTACTGCTGATAGTAAAGCCCCAGCAGATGATCTTGCAAGATTCTTTGAAATGGGTTACGACTTTGTTGTTGACGCTGATGCAACTAACGGACCAGTAGACAACGGAAAATTTAAAGTGTTTGTTGAGATTGAAAGAACTAGACATGTTCCAAAACAAATTATAGAATTATTAGACGGCGCCAGCAGATTAACTGGCAGCGATAATTGGAAGTTTAGATACTACAAGAGTTTTAAAAGTATTCCAGCTGATTTAGAAACATTGGAAGCAGCGATTCCCAAAGACATAGACAGCTATGATGAAAGAGTTGCAAATAACGAAATGAATAATTTTTCTAATTTCTTCAGCAGAGGATTTGCCGAGAACGTCAGTGTATTAGAGGACGACATTAGGTTTGAAAGAGTATTTGCTGAATCTGTTAATATGCGTATTAAAGATTTTGATCGTAAAGATGTTTTGTACAGCAGAATTCCAGGCGCTATCAAATTAGAATCTAAAGACATGAGTGAGATAATGTTTTTAACAAAAACTCTTGGCAACTACAACATTACAAAAATTAACGACACATTTATATTTGAAAATAATGGATACGCAGTTGCGTTGGAGATGATCTAATGGCTCAGTTAGGATGGATAATAAGTTTAATACCAGATGGTATTTTTATTTGGCTCACCTATATTATTATCGCATTGGGTATTGGGCTATATGTAGCCAGTAAGTTAGTTACTTGGATTCCTATGATGGGGCAATACAAATTGCCAGCAGAATTAGTAGGGGTTATTTTGTTATCAGCTGGCATGTATTTGTTTGGAAGCTATGGTACTGAAATGGTATGGCGAGCTAGAGTTGAAGAACTTGAAGCAAAAGTAAAAATAGCAGAAGAAAAAAGTCAACAAGTAAACGTTGTAATTCAAGAAAAAGTTGTAACTAAAGTTAAAGTCATTAAGGAAAATGTATATGTTAACAGAGAAATTATCAAAGAAGTTGCAGGCAAGCAACTTGATTCTCAGTGTACTCTGCCTAAGTCTACTGTCAGCTTGCACGACAGCGCCAGTCGTAATGAAGTGGCCGGACGTGCCGAGTCAACTGATGGAACCAGTTCC